TAGGTGATGGTAATGGATTTACTGGCGATGCAGCAGATACTATCTTACTAATTGCCAAAGGTGCTCCAAGAGTAACTATTAAAGAGACTACTACTACAGTTGAAAACAACTTAAAGGTAGACGGCACTTGCGTAGTTGATGGACAAACTACTATTAATGACAGTTTATTAATAAATTCTGCTAATGAAGTATTTAGAATTAGAAACGGTGTTAACAGCACTAATAGATTCCTTGTTGACTCCGACAATGGTAATACTACTATTGCAGGAACAATTACAGTTGGAGGGTTAGCACAATTTAACGGTAGTGTTAACTTAGGTGATGCCGCAAGTGACACAGTTACATTTGTTGCAGATGTTGACAGTAACATTATTCCAGATGGTAACGGTACTCGTAACTTAGGTGCAAGTGGATCACGTTGGAATACTGTATATGGTAACACACTTAGTGGTGTTGCTACAACAGCAAAATACGCTGACTTAGCAGAGAACTATGTAGGTGACGAAGCATACGAGCCAGGCACTGTTGTTGTGTTTGGCGGCGAAGCTGAAGTAACTACAACAACAACTAAAGGTGATCGTAGAGTAGCAGGCGTTGTTTCAACTGATCCAGGGTTCTTAATGAACTCAGAGTTAGATACGGTAAATACTGTAGCAATAGCATTACAAGGGCGTGTTCCGTGTAAAGTAATTGGATCAGTATTTAAAGGGGATATGCTAGTAGCAAGTGCAATACCTGGATATGCAATGGTAGACAATGATCCAAAAATAGGTACAGTTATAGGCAAGGCTGTAGAAACAAAATTAGACCCTGATAAGGGCGTAGTTGAAGTAGTTGTAGGAAGAACATAATGACAAACAGAATACCACTTATAGTAGATACCGCAGACGGCAATAAAATTAAAGAACTACCAAGCGGAGATGCACTAAACTTAGTAGGATCTGCAATTGTTGATGCTACAAGCATCTCAACTACAGGAACAGTAACATCGTCTGTAATAAACACAGCATCGATTAATGTTAACGGATCGCCAATAGCAGCGGTAGCATTAAGCGGCAACTTTGATGATTTAGATAATGTTCCAGTTGGGTTTAGCGGTGACTATGACGACTTAACTAACAAGCCAACTATTCCAATACACTTAGAATCATTGTTCAATGTAGGAAATATTACACCAACAGATGGGCAAGGTCTTAAATGGAGCAGTATTAATAACCAATGGGAGCCAGGTAGCGTTGTAGCAGATATTGATCTAAGCGTAAGAAATATACAAGAATTACAAAACGTTATTGTTACTGGTCCTGTAGATAATAAGTTTCTTAAATATTATGCAGGAGCGTGGAGAGCTTCAACTGTTACATATAGCGAAGTACAAAATGCTCCTACTGCACTAAGTCAGTTAATTAACGATGTAGGGTATATTACTGTACCAGGATCTGCTCAAACACTAAGCGTAACAGGCGGCGAGTTATCTATTAGCGACGGTAATACAGTTGACATAGCCCAAACAATAAGTTATGATGGAACTAGTTTGGCATTGTCTGATTCAAACACTATTGAAACTAATACCCTTGATGTTAATTTTAGAAAAGTAAACACTACAGCAGGCGTAGTTGGTGATGTAACAGGATCATTATTTGCTGATGATAGCACATTACTAGTAGACGGTATAAATGGCACAATTCCTAGTCCAACAATTGAAGGCGAAATGCAATGGCTTGGTGCAGGCAATGACGATCTTACAAAAATATACGCAAGCCAAGGTAGAATAGTAGCTGAAAACTTAGGTACTAGAGCATTGAATCTAAGAGCATTCAATCCATTGTCAAGTCTTTGGAGCGACAATGGTGTTAGTTTATCAGTAAATATCGACCAATCAGTTTTTACTCAGTCAAGACAACTAAGAATTAAAGATGAGGGTGCAGGTCAAGGGTTACAATCAGTAACAATACTAGGCAGCAAATATACAATTGGTGCCAATACTGAAAACTGGACTAAACTTTACTTAGGTGGATTGTCAGATGCTCCAGAACAAATCGGCGGAGTTATACCAGACGAGAAATCACACATATATAGGTTTGCAAAAGGTTGGTTTGAAACTATTGACACAGACGCATTAATTATTAATGCAGATATTGAATTAAAAGGCAACTTAGTTAGTGACGACAGTACTTTGCTAATTGATGGTGCTACCGGAACTATCCCAGGATATGTAAGTTTAGCAACACTCAAGACAGAAGTAGCAGCAGCAACAGATTTTGCAGACTTCCAAACTAGGATTGCAGCACTTTAATGATTACGATAAATACTAAAAACGGAGATATATCTAAATGGCTATAACAAGTATTAATGTAGGAAACATTGCAAACGATGGAACAGGTGACGATCTCCGCGAAGCTTTTATTAAGGTAAATTCTAACTTTATTGATATTGACAGTAGGGTAGCTGATGTTCCGTTATCAGCAACTAACATCGGAACTACAGGTGAAGGTGTATTTTTTGATACAGTAAACAATAACCTACAATTTAAAAGACTAATTCCAGGTGCTAACACAAGCATTGTAGCAAACAATGAATCTATTACTATTAACTCTACTGGTGGTTTAACTAGCTTTTTAGTATTAACTAACAACGGCAGTATAACTGTTGATAGTGGCAATTATCTTGGTATAGAAGGTAGAAATGGTGTTAATACATCTGGCACAAACGGCACAGTGTTTGTTGAACTTGACCCTGTTGGATTAGTAGTATCTGATACTACTCCGGCGTTAGGCGGCAATTTAAATGCAAACAATAAAAATATTACAGGCATTGACACGTTAAGCGCAGGATCAATGTTTGGTAACTTAACTGGCTTAGTACACGGTATTGATATAAGAACAATTAATCAATATTTTGATCAAGAATGGGATTTTGGTCCTGTTTTAAATAGACAGTTTAATTCAATACTTGATTATATCATTAGTGACTATACAGTTGATTTAGGTGGATTTATTGGCAATGAGGTATCAGAAGCAAATATCGACCTTGGAACTATTGCCTAGCTCCGATAAATACTGTACGGAGAACGTATAGATGACAATTTGGACACAACGATCAGGCAGCAAACTTGCACAACTTCAGGAACGTATTACTACTACAGTTCCATTACCAGTAGATTCTTTAGCTACTGTTAAATTACTTAGTGGCGAACTGCCAAAAGGTATGAGGCTTAACGGAAACATTATCGAAGGTACTCCGTTTGAAGTAGCAAGAGATACAACTTACAGATTTGTGTTACGAGCAAAACTTGACGCAGCAGTTGAAGATAGAACATATAATATTGTAGTACAAGGGCCAGACGAGCCGCTATGGATTACTAAAGAAGGTTTGTTAGACATTGGATCTAACAGCACGTTTTATATCTTAGACAGCACTCCAGTTGAATACCAATTTCAAGTAATAGATAATGATACTAGCTCAGGACAAACACTAACATACTTCCTTGGTGCTGATTCAGGTGAATTGCCACCAGGTATCACATTAACACGAGACGGTAGACTTATTGGTGTAGTTGATCCTGTACTTGCATTAGAAAAGAATGCACGTAGTGGATTATATGACGAAAGTCAATTTGATAGAAACCCTTATGATTTTAGTGTGCAAAGCGCACAAGGCTTTGATAGTTTTTACTATGATATAACAATTTATGATTTTGCAACACCAACACAAGTACCTAAAAAACTAAACCGATTTTATCAATTTATTGTAAGTGTAACCGACGGCGATACAACAGCACAGCGCACATTTAGAATATACGTTGTAGGTGATGATTTCCTACGTGCAGATAACACAATTATGCAAGTTGGATCAGGTATCTTTAGTGCAGATAATACGCACATCAGAACACCAATATGGCTAACACCAAGTGACTTAGGTGTTCGTCGTGCAAACAACTACATTACATTATTCTTAGATATTGTTGACCCTAACAGTTTAACTGGTTACACATATTACGAATTAAAGTCTACTAACGATGATAACAGTGTTAGTACACTTCCGCCTGGAATGTCCTTGGATGCACAAACAGGTGAAGTATCTGGCTTAGTACCTTATCAGCCTGCTGTAACAAAGGAATATAAATTTACTGTAAATGCAGTACGTGTTACTGGTGGTAGTACTGAAAGCACTGAAACACAAAAAACTTTTAAAGTTTTACTGCTAGGCGAAGTCAATAGTAATATTAATTGGGTTACTCCAGATGATTTAGGCGATATTAATTCAAACTTTTTATCTACCTTAAGTGTTGTAGCAACTAGTGATGTACCTGATGCATTTGTACTTTATTCATTAGAATCAGGATCACTTCCGCCAGGATTAGAATTAGCATATGATGGCGAAATAATTGGTAAGATTAATAACTTTGGGTCGCCAACACAACTTGGTCTAACAGTATTTGATAGTGCAAACTTATCTCTAGACGGGAACACTACAACTGTTGATAGATCATATACGTTTACAGTACGAGCTCAAGATCATTTTGGATATAGTGCAACTACTAGAACGTTTACTATAAAAGTAGCTGACCCGGATGACAAATTATATACAGATATATACTTTTCACCTTTGCTAAAGACAGAACAAAGAATTACATTTAATAACTTTGTAAGAGATGATGCAATATTTCCAAACCAATTAATTTACAGACCAAATGACCCTGCGTTCGGTCTTCCTAAAGATATTAAATTACTAGTGTATTCAGGTATAGAATCTAAACTAGCAGAACAATATGTTGCAGCGTCAGCTCTTACAACCAAACGTAAAAATTATAAAATTGGTGATTTAAAAACAGCAGTTGCAAAGTTGCCTGGAACAAATGAAATAGTATACGAAGTAGTATATTTGGATGTTAAAGATCCTTACGAAAGTACTGGCAAAGTTGCAGAATCAATTACCATTAAGAATAATGCTAAAATTTTAGTTAACAGTGTAAGAACTGATCCAAGTGATCTTAAGTATGACACTAGCACATTAACTAGAATAGAAATAAATGCAAGAAACGGATTAATTTTTGTAGAACCTAATAGAAAAAGTTTAACTATAGGTACACGCCAAGGCGATGTTGAATGGGAATTTGGAACTGATATATACTTAGACACTAGAACAGATAGTGTAGAAATTACAACAAAAGGAACACCTAGCAATAACTTGGCTGCTAGACCTTCACCAGTAGAAAACACTATCCGTACTGATATAGATGCTATCAAAGTAAGTGACCCTAATAAAATTACAAAATATATCAGTAATATAAGTAATGTT